TAAAAACCGATAGTAGAACCGACTTTGAAAAAGCTAAACTACAAGCGCAACAAAATCAATACATTGCAGACAAGTGGTCAAAGCTTGATATGTCGCTCTATAATCAGTCTGTTTATTATGAGCCTAACAGATTATCAGCGTATTATGATTTTGAAAGTATGGAATTCACCCCAGAAGTTTCCGCCGCATTAGATATATACGCCGAAGAATCAACAACTAAATCAGAAAAAGGACAAATCTTATCAATACATTCAGATTCAAAAAGAATTAAACACACATTGGATGATCTATTTTATAATGTTCTGGATATTAATACCAATATACAGATGTGGACGAGAGGCATGTGTAAATATGGTGACGATTTTGTTTATTTGAAAATAGATCCTGAAAAAGGTATCGTGGGATGCCAACAATTACCTAATATAGAAATAGAAAGGCTTGAGGGAGCAAGACAATCAACTCCAAATCAAAGTGATAGGGTTGGTAGTAGATTTCCAACCAGAGAGTTGAGATTTACTTGGAAAAATAAAGATATGGAATTTCAAGCATGGGAAATTGCTCATTTTAGAATTCTTGGCGATGATAGAAAACTTCCATATGGAACCTCAATGCTAGATAAAATTAGGCGTATTTGGAAACAACTTCTATTGGCTGAAGATGCAATGTTAATCTACAGAACTTCAAGAGCTCCAGAAAGAAGAGTTTTTAAAATATTTGTGGGCAATATGGATGATAAAGATATTGAACCTTATGTACAAAAAATAGCAAATAAATTTAAAAGAGATCAGGTTGTTGATCAAAAAAATGGACAGGTCGATATGAGATATAATCAAATGGCTGTCGATCAAGATTATTTTATTCCTGTTCGCGATCCAAACCAGCCCAGTCCAATTGAAACCTTACCTGGTGCTCAAAACCTAGCTGAAATTGCTGATATTGAATATATCCAAAAGAAAATGCTCGCAGCTCTTCGTATTCCAAAAGCATTTTTGGGGTTTGAAGATGTTATTGGCAACGGTAAAGGGCTGGCTTTGCTTGATATTCGTTTTGCTAGAACAATTAATAGAATACAACAATCAGTAATTCAAGAATTAAATAAAATAGCGCTGATTCATTTATATCTTTTAGGGTTTGAGGATGAATTAAATAATTTTACATTAATGATGACAAATCCATCTGGCCAGTCTGATTTATTGAAAATTGAACAATGGAAAGAAAAAATAACAATGTATAAAGATGCAACATCTGATCAATCACAAATGGGAATTCTTCCAGTTTCACATACATGGGCTAAAAAGAATATTCTGGGAATGAGTGATAATGAAGTGATACTTGATTTACAACAACAAAGATTGGAAAGAGCAATGGGCGTAGAATTACAGAATACTGCACAAATAATTAGGCGTTCTGGCGTTTTTGATGAGGTTGATAAAAAGTATGGTATATCTGAAGAAGAACGCAAAAAAATTGAAGCCGCTCCCCCAGCTATGGCTGGACAGCCTGGCGGCGGAGGTGGCGGGGGTGGCTCTATAGGTAGTATGCCCGCTGGCGGTGAAGGCGGAACGCCGCCATTAGGAGCGGCAGAAGGTGCTCCTCCCGCTGGTGGAGCGACTGAAGCGGCCCCATTAAGTGAATCAAAAAAAGATAAAATCTTATCAATGCTAAGCGAAGATATAAAATTACCTGATTTATTTGATGTTAAAAAGGCGCAAGAGAATATTTATGAAATAGAAAAATCAATAAATGAAATTTTAAATCAATAAAAAATGAATAAATTTGGAACGCTAAAAAGCAAGATTTTACATAAATTAACCGAAGCATATGCTAATGGTAAAAAAGATGAAATCAAAGATATCCTCAGATCAATGAAGGAAAATAAAGAATTTTTAAATATGTATTTGTTTTACGAAGAAATTGAGAATAAAAACATTGAAAATAAAGAACATGCTGAATTATTTGTGGAAGAAATTATTCCACTACTCAGAAAACAATCAAGCGGTATTTCTAAATTTATCGGAGCATTGGATAAAAAAATTGGAGATGTTATAATTGACGAAAATGAAATATATTCACATTTAGACGTTTTATGTGAGAATGATACTTTAAAAAATGTTGATAAGAAAATTATTGCGAAGAAAAAATTGGTTGAACATTTATTGAAAAATAAAGAAATTGTTGAGCCAATATCTAGTACAATTATTGAAAATACTACTCTTTTACATACCATTTTAACTAATAATTTTAATGTACTTTATGGTAATACTTTGAATGAAAATGATAAAAAACAATTAATAGAAATACTTTCTATATCAGATGAAGATTTAAAAACTAATTTTGGTACATTAAAAGAAGAGGTTACCGAGAAAATGGATAAAATGTTAATGGAAGAAAAAAATGATGATTTAAAACAAAAATTAATTATGGCTTTGACGGAGGCAAAGGAAATGAATGCTTCGAAATATAACTATTATAAACTACAAGTATTGAAAAGCGGACTTTAAGTCCGTTTTTTTTTGTAATTTAAATTCTTTTTCTTATATTTTATATAAACACCATAAAATAGAGAAATATGACGAAAATTGATGAAAACTGGAAAATTTATCGGATTAGGTTATTATAATAATATAAAAGTCGGATATGGAACTGTAGATCATAAAAACCTTAAAACAATTTATATAAAATTAAATTCATGGATCGAGCCTGAAGATGAAAATGGTGAATTTAATGAATTGTTATCCAAAACAAAAAGAAAAATTAAATTACGAATATATAATTTAAGATCTGAGCTATTTAGAAAAGAATCAATAGTTGATTTAGATGTCAGAACAAGGGGAATTAAGCTCGGAAAAAAATCTTTTATTAATCTGGAAATAACATTGTTTACTCAAAAACATTTTGATATGCGAACTAAGGAATTAAAAAATATAATAAAAACACTAGTTAAAGATATAATTGATTCGGATTTAGATAATAAAATTTTATTTAATTTTTCAAAAAATAAAAAATAACTTTCAATACCGATGTATTTATAGTAAAACTATAGATGAAGGTATTAGGTCCAAATGACACAAATCAAAGGGGAATTTTAATCGAATATGACGCTGGATACATTTCCCCAGACGATGTCAAAAATAAGCAAATTCTATCAGAAATCAAGAATGTGGACTTTTCGCAAGACCTTGTTCTTTATGCTGTTTTACAAAAATATGATGTTCCCAATAAGAATGGAAGAATATATCCTGAATCTGTTTTAAGAAGAGAAAACGACAAATATCAGGCAATCATTAAAAATGGCGGAGCATTAAACGAACTCAATCATCCAACGTCTTCACTTATCGATTTAGACAGAGTATCACATTCGATTCTCGAAACTTGGTGGGAAAGTAATATTTTACTTGGAAAAATTAAAATATTTACATCACCAGGTTGGAGGAAAATGGGTATTATTAGTTGTAAAGGAGATCAAACAGCTAATTTATTAATGAATGGAGCAACTTTAGGTATTTCTTCTCGCGGGGTTGGGTCGTTAAAAAATTCAAAGGGACAAAATATTGTGCAAGACGATTTTGAACTTGTCTGTTTTGATTTGGTTTCTTCTCCCTCAACGCCTGGGGCATATGTATTTAGTGACTTGGAGGATAGGATGAAGTATGAAGAAACTGTAGAGCAAAAAATGCCCGAGCAAAATAAAATAACATCCCTTATGAATAGACTGGATAATTTTTTAGGGAAATAAGGCTTTTTTTTTTGAATTATAATGCATAAAGATAAACTTTTAATAATTTCATAATATTTATAAAAACAAAAGAAAACAAAAATGGCTCAAAAATCTATTTTAGAACAAGCATTACTTCAGGTACAAACACTTGAAGAGGCAGTAAAAGCAAACGCAAAAGGTATACTTGCTTCAACTATGAAACAAGAACTAAATGATTTGCTCAAAGAACAAGAGGATGAAAAAGATCCTGATGAAGAAGAAAAAGATGTAACAGATAATCCTGTTGATGATGAAACTTCGATAAGCAAAGACGAACCAGATACTGATGACGAATTGGAACCTGACGCTGGAGAAGAAATTCCGCCAGAAGATGGGTTACCAGCAGTAGACGATGATGAAATGGGCGAACCGGAATCAGATGAAACTCTTGATATGACTGGCGCTTCAGAAGAAGAAGTTTTGAAAGTATTCAAAGCTATGAAACCTGAAGATGGTATTGTTGTTAAAAGAGACGGTGATACTGTTCAATTCTCCGATGAAGGAAATGACTACATTATCAAACTGGACGATGAAAAAGAAGAAGGCGAAATGCCTGATGAACTTTCCGAACAAGCCGATGATAACACCACAAGTGGCGATGAAATTGTCTATGAAATTGAATTAGATGATGATGAGCCAGAAGAATGTGAAACAAAAGAAGAGGTTAGCCTTGATGATGGTAAACCTTTTAATAAAAAAGCTGGCAAAGTAGGTAAAAAAATGGAAGCTAAAGAAACTGTTACTGTTCAAGATACTGTAAGTATGAAAGACGGTCAGCCTTTTGATAAGAGTTCTCCTCAACAAGGAGTTAAAAAGCTACAGGCTGACGAACAAGCAACCATTGGTGGCGCCGAAAGACCTGGAAATGCACCTGAAGGTACTGACAATCCAGAAGTAAAAGAACCTGGAAAGGGTGGTACAAAAGTAACACAGGCTGAAAAACATGATGGTACTCCTCCAAAGGGAACAAAACCAGCAGAAACGAAAGAGCCTGGTAAAGGTGGCGCGAACGCTACGCAAGTAGAGCCAAAACCTGGTACGCCAGTTAAAGGTCAAGGAAAGCCTGTTGTTAAAGAGCCAAAAGAAGAAGAATGCGCAGAATGTGGTGACAAAGAAGCTAAAGAAGTTGAAGCTACCGAAGCTGCAAGAACCAAATGGAATATCCATGGCGATAAAGGCGGAGGAGAACCAGGTAGAGCGGGCATAAAGGGCAAGAAATTATTTGCTACTGGCGGCGGTCAAAATATGGGCATAGTAAGCGAAGAACTTGAAACTCTTAAAAAACAGAACGCTGAGTATAAAAAAGCTCTTGTTCTTTTCAAAGATAAATTAAACGAAGTCGCTGTTTTTAACGCAAATTTGGCTTA